GTGCTTTGACTTAATCCATCGAACCAGTGTATAGCTTCTTTAATTGGTTTGGAAAGCTTTTGAAATACAGGTATCGCGCCAGTACCAATTTCTAGTATAAGGCCACGCAATTCATTAGCAAATTCAGCCCACCTAACCTGTGGAGTTTGGTTCATATTAGCAAATGATTTTGCAAGTTCGTTCGTATCGCTTACAACTTTACCAGCTACATCATGATAAAGTCCTAACTGTGTAGCATAGGCAACAAACACACGTCTAGCATTTACAAACTGTGACGCACCAGTAATGCTCTTAAAATAGTTTTGTAGGTCTACTCCACCCTTTGTTAATGTGGGGTGCGCTTTAATTATATCTTGAACAATCTGAGCCACTGGTGATAATTTACCACCCGGAGCTATGTTAACTCCCACATCTTTACTGATTTGTTCGTGATATTTAGCAAATGTTTCTGTAAGTCGAGAAAGACCAGTAGTACCAATACGTAATGACGGGAATACTCTTGATACGAATGCTATATCAGCAAACATCTGTTTGGTACTGTAGCCAGCACCTTTGAATGCTGGAATGACCTGGTTGAGTGAAGTCGTCATTTCACCCATAGTCATAGCACCGAAACGAACAGATGCTTGCATCTGATTCATTACAACAGGTATCTGTTTAACACCTAATCCGAAGTTATTGATTAATGCGATGCCAGCCTTAGTAACATCATTAAACGATACCTGCCCATAGTTTGCTGTATAAACTTTACTGAATTCTTTAAGTATAGCAAGACCATCTTGTAACTGTTTCTTTTGATTGCCTTTAAATGATAAACCAGAAAAGATTGTATAAGCACCACCAGTCAATTCTGCTGATTTAGCAGGCGTTTGTCCACCAACTAACATTTGTTGAATAGCATCTTGTAAAAACTTAGCATTCTTAATAACCTGTTTAGTAGTATTATTGGTAGTCAATGTTGACTGAGTTGCAGCCAGTGTAACACTCGTATTAAATTTAGCAGCGGCATAAGCAGTATAACCTAATGCAGCAGTTGCAAATAAGCCGAGCGTCTGAAATGCCCGGCCTAAATGTTCTACATATCGTGCTCTTGTGCCGAGTTTTTCAAGACTCGACGATTTAGCAATCATTGCGTCTAAACGAGTAATAGCTTCTGTTTGTGTATTAATATCTATAGTAGTTGCATTTATAACTTCGCCTGCCTTTATCTGTCCTTCTATATTAGCTTCAATACCAGTTTTAATTGCAGCCCGTGAATGTATAGCAGCAGCAGCTTGTGCAGTTTCAGCATTTTCTAATGCCTTTTGAGCAGTTGCAGCTTTTGTTGCAATTGATTCTGAATCTATCTGTGCAGCATTTAACCTTTGTTGTATGTCATAAGCTTTAGTTCCAAATGGTGCAGCAGCCAATTCTCCTGGTTGAAATCGTGAAGCTACTCTAGTCAATTGACTCATCTGCGCGAGATTACGTAATCTTTGCGCTTCTACTTCACCTATTCTTCTCTGTGCAGTTTCAGCGGCTACAACAGAAGAAGTTTGCAAAGCAGTTTGTGTACTAATTAATTTATTTAACTGTTGTCTTTTAGCACCAGTTAATAAACTAGCTTGTTCAGCTTGTGCTAATG